GTGCTCATTTCCACTCGTAAGACCACCGATAGCAGTGGTATCGGCAGTATAAACAACAATATCACCATCTTTGAATCCATGATTATGGAAATTGACCGTGCCGTAAGCAGTTGAAATGTCTGCAGGTTTTGCAGTTAGTTTTCTGTTCTCATATCCACTTCCTGGATTAATAACTCTAATTTCACGTAGAGTTTGTTTGGGATCAAACAGTCTAAATTTGTGAATACCTTGAGTAATCGACGTTGTAAATCCTACAGTGCTGATGCCAGAATTAAAATCATCAAAAGTTTCATACAACTTGATAGTCGATGTATTAACTATTTCAGTAAAATATGCAGACCCACTGTGAAGAGTTGACGTTTGATTGGTGTTACTACCATTAAATGATCCAATACTAATCTCTGCATTTCCATTTCTGTTGTATATAACCTTGTCACCATTCCTCAATTTATGATTTTTGGGGAAAGTGATAGTGTCATCACCAATATCGATACCACCACCTACAGTACTCTCTCTTGAATCAAATTCAATCTCACGATACTTTGTATCAAGGATAGGTTCTAATATCGCTCCAGATCCGTTTCCGCCACTAATGGTGACTGATTGAACTCTACGGATGTCAAAGTCTTGAGGATCAACCAGAATAGACTTGACAGATCCTCTAATAACAGGTCTAATCAACGCTGTAGTCCCACCACTAACAACAGAGTCTCCGAGTGTTACATTAGGTGGATTGATAACATCATAATCATCCCCAGTATTAAGACGAATCACTTCTTTGATTGGTCCAAAGAAAATCTTATCAAATGACTTATAGTTTGAAATTTCAACACCATTCACCAACATACCGATGGTTCCTGGAAGTGTTTCTGCACCAACAGCATTCTTGATGTTCTGACTGTTGGGAAACTTCTTAAGAAGTCTTTGTGGTTGCAGAGATCCACTTTTTTGTGATGCTAAAGTAAATGTATGAGAACCTACTGCACTTAGTGATTCAAATCCGATAGGAGTACTACTTTCAATGAAAGAGGGTGATTCATATAGTTCTATTTTATTATCAGGATTCAATACCTTCACATAATATGTCTTCTCCACAAGACCTATTAACAGATTATCTGATGCAGTATACTGAACTTCATCTCCAGTTATAAATGGAACACTGGATGGGAATGAAAGAGTTGTATATCTTAAGGTGTTTGTATTGAAATTTTCTAATGCACTACCACTAGCAGTAGGAATGGTTGCAGATTCAATATCTTTAGTGATCTCATAAGATGGCAAAGAGTTTGCTGCAACATAGAATGTTTCTTCATTCTCAAGATAAACATTCTGAACATCAGAAGTTACGCCATCATATGCTAGAGCAACTCCTGTACTAGAAGATGTATTAAGTTTTCTTCTGATACTATACTCTACACCCGCTGCTGGAGTAAATCCGCCAAGACTTCCCAGTGTTACTTCCTTCTTAGTTACGCTTACAGTCTGGATTTTTGCCCCTACTACTGCAACAGTCTGTGTTGAACCCTCCAGAATATCTACAGTATCACCAACTTTCAGACTTGACTTTTCAATTGTAGATCTGAGAGTGTATGTTGAACCACGGATTGAATCAACTTCAAACCTGACTGGAGTGTTATAAATCCAGGAGTTTGCAAATATTTCTTTAAATGACTTATTAGTCTCTGGATTTTTGATTACCTCACCAACATTTTTAACACGAATGATTTGTCCCCGTGATACTAGAGAAGGGTTTCCAACCGCTTCAAAGTTGGAAAGAACTCCACCGATACGAAGTTCAACTTTCTTTGTTACATCGCCATTTTCAAAACCAAAGAATACTTGGTCTTGCCTAATGTCATCAGAAACTCCGATTGCCGCATCAACACCAGTACATTGCAAGAACTGATTGACCGTTTTTTCGTTGTAGTAAATGCTGTTGTTACCAGAAATAATCGTACCTGTTGATCCAAAACCAACAGTAGAATCTACTGTAATAATAGATGAACCTACAGATACTGCATTGATTGCCTTTACTTTAGGTTGAACTTTGAAATTTCCCTCAACAGTATCTGCATCAGTGAAACCAACAAACAGATTTAATTTGAAATATGTACCAATACCGGATCTTGTAAAGATCTCAACTTCAGAAACTGATGCTTTTGTTGCAGAATCTGCAGAGTTTATGATTGTTTGTCCAACAAGATTATTTGGATCTCCAGAAATCCTTTCTGCAATAACTACTTCTCTTCTACTAAACTGTGCATCAGATGGTTTGAAGAGATATCTTTCAAGATCTATAACTGTTGGTGTCTCACCATAGAGAACATTGAACAGAATTTTAAATGATTCCTTTGTACCTTTTGCCTTATAGAGAGCATTTGACTCTTTGATGAAGTTGTTAACATCAAGATCATCTACAAACTTTGAATTTTCTAATCCTGGAGTGAACGTATATTTTAACTTTTTGTAAAACTCTTGTAAAAAGAGTACACTCAAGTTCTCTACTTCTGTGCCACTACCGTGAGAAGTTTTATTTGTTTCCTTGAATACTAACTCTTCACGATTTAAATCAGTTCTATGTGTCTGAATACCACTGAAGCCTCTAATGCATCCAGTGAAAGTATTTGTAGTTAGACCTGTGTAGGTGATAATCTCATCACCAATTTTAAACAGACCATACTCATTTGGAAATCCTTTGGTCGAGTAGACCTGGATATCCTCTGTAGTTGATAAAATATCAGAATATAGCGTCGTCTTACCAGAAATAACTTCTTGACTGAAGTTATCCAGTGTCAAATATTGATCTAGATTTTCTGCAATATCAGAAGGACCACCTTGGTATTCCTGTGAGATATAATATTGCTTCAGAAAATCAATAGATTTGGGACTTTCGGCGCGTAAGAATTCAGGTAGTTGACTTCCAATAATCTGCTGAACCTTAACCCTCTGCTCAAATCCAGTTTGTATCATCTTATATCCTCTTTAGTTCCCCGTTTAAGTAACTCGATGTTGTTTTATATCCTACACCCGATGTCTGTTCACCAGATGTAATGGTGTCTCTCACCATATTTATCTTACTATTTGCAACGTCAAAGGAGAGATAAAGATCCTTCAAACCAATAACATCATTTGATTCTGGAATTGCTTGAATCTCAATAACGTTATTATCCTTTTCAGTAGATGTAATAGTTAAGGTATTAATTATAATCTCACCTTTAGTGTAATCAACAGTACCAATTGGATTGAGTGTTCTGTCAATTACATAATTACCTCCTACATTTTTGTTATCTCTAGTGATAACAAGAATGCCTTTACCACTTCCGTCCAGTTTTCCACTTGCTTCGGTATTGGGAACATCAGTGAAGTAAAACACATCAGTGCTGCCAGAGACTGTAAATCCAGTACTCTTGATATTAAATCCACTTTCGTTAATATGAAATTGATTGCCATAACACAGTTCATACTGTGTTGGTGCATTTAATAATGAATTTAAATTTCTTCTAATCTTAATACGAGTAATGTTGGATGAAATAGCATCATCAACATTATCAATCGTCTGTGCTAACTTACTATACTTAAACCTACCACCAAACTGATTAACATTTGATGTGGAAAAAGTGTTTAAAACCGTATTAACATTTGTCTTCAAATCATTAATACTTGTAACTTGCGAACTGTTATAATAAACAGCACTATCAATCTCAACAAAAAGAACCTTCAGATCAATTATTTTTTGATTGATACCAGAAATACTAAAATCTTTTAATTTTGAAAGAATATTTTGTTTATCAAAGTCAGAAATAAAGTTACCGTTCTTTGGTTTGATGCTGATCAAAACATTACCAAACTGTGGTGGATCTAACTCTTCGCCACCAACAACAGAAACAGACTCTGTATTAGGGTAGATTGATTGAATAACTGCTTCATAGTCACGAGTTGTTACTGCTCTGTTCTGCGAAGCATAGATTCTAGGAGCAAAATACTTGATCGATTCGACAGGTTCAATATCGCCGCCATTGGATGCAGCAATAGTAGTATCGATTGTAATTGCTGATGAAGGAATAACAATGCCTCCATCACTATCAATAACCCTACCAGAGAAGGAGAAGTTATTAGGTCCATTACCGTCCTTACCATCAGTGATGATATAAGACACCGTAATGACTGCATCATCTTCTAATTTTTTACCAAAATATCCATCACCAAACAACAGTTCATACTTTTCATCTTGAACTTCCTGAATCAAAAAGATTTCAGATTCTTGATTCAGGTTTATAATATTTGATGCTAATGAATATTCTCTTCCTTCACCAGTATCAGCAATACCCTTTACTTTTACGATGATTGTTGATGTATCGATGAATGAATTGTCAAGGATAAATCTCTGATCCACAGATCCATTAACGATAAAAGTCTTTTTAAGGAACGTTCCTTGGAAGATTTTTAGATCATCGAATGATGCGGTACCAGAATTGATGGTTGTAGTAACATCTTCTGGAATTGAGAATACAAAGTTTGTGTCATTTGTATTCCCAACACACACTAGACCCGCCTGTAAGGTCAGTGTAGAGGAAGAAACCTTAGTGGTTATGTCAAATCCTACTGTTGCCTGTGCAGCGCTTCTAGAGCGTGGTACGTAACCAATATTTCTTGCCAAAGAAACGACGTTCTCTCTCAATGTCGCAGAATCCAAGAAGGATTCATTAACGATCATATTGGAGTTGAACGCCGTTATGTAAGTATTATATGCTAACGTATCGATAAGGACCGAAAAATTAGATCCCTCAAAGTCAAAATCACTAAAGTTTGAGTTTGCTCTCAAATAATCTTTGATTGAGACCTTTATTTGATCAAAGTCTAGGTTTGTAAATTTGGTAAAAGGCATATTATTACCTTGCTGCCTCTAGTAAAAATGAAAATTCTTGTGTCGGAAACTCAAGACCAACAATATCAAATATAACTGTTATATCAAATGAGTTTGAGTCTGGTTGTGGATCAACTTCTACAATAGTATTATCAACTCTTGGTTCAAAATTTTCAATCGTTTCAAGGACTTGTTCTTGAATAACCGATGCAGTAGCAAAATCAACGAAGTCAAATAGACTAGAACGTACATCTGATCCTAAAAGAGGTTCAAAAAACCTCTCTTCAGGAATCGTTTGTACCAAATTCATAATGGATCTACGTATTGCAGATTCGTTTTTCAATATTGGCAAATCTTTTGTCACGGGATGTGGTTCAAAAGATAGACTGATGTCTTTAAATGCTCTAGAAACCCGTGGAAGCGCCATTGATCCTGTATAGTTTTCTTGACTTATTTATCAAGGTTATCCGTATCGTACTCTTTACCTGGATCATTTACTACTTCTTTCAATAATTTTTTCTTCCGATCCTCTTTAAGATAAAAATCTGAACGAGTATCGGTGATCAACGTCATACCACTTGCAATGAAGTCTTCACCCAAATCTGTTTTAGAATTTCCCATTAATAAAAACCTCTTTATGGTTTGATATTTGTATTTATTTCATCTTTTATAACAGTATAATCATCTTCAAGAACTTCTTTTAAATAATCTTCATCATAATTCTTGTAATAATTGGTTTTTGCAAGTTTTAATCTTGCTTCTAGAAGATCTTTTTTTGGTTGTACTAAAACTAAATTGTATTTTCCATTATTTGACTGAACTTTATTGATAAAAGTGTCTGCATTTCTATGATCTGCAAGAAATTTATAGTCTGTATACTTTAAATTATAGTTATCCACAACATCATAGAGGTAATCACATTCGTGATGGTCCTCTACAATGTAAATTGTGACATCATAATCGGAAGATGGAACAATTTCATTCAATTTTTTTTCAATAATAAGAAAATTTGCCGTTGAAGCAAAGGGGCATAGCGAAAAATTACCTAATTCTGGTCTAATTTTAGATAAATCACGAATCCATCTTCTAATGTATTTACTTTTCTTGTCTTTCATCGGGTGTTGTCCAGAAATAATCATCACAATCACCCAATCTTCCCCATTCAACACCATTTTCAGTTTGGAAAATTTGTGTTGATACCTTAAAGTCTGGTGTTTTGACTGGATCTGGTGTCATTGAAGTATCATAGATGCGGCATCTATTGTTTGGATATAAACAGAACTGGCCATTCCTCAATTCAATCAAATTAAATGACTTATGTTCATCAGGAAGTTCACTGACGGAGGCATCAATCTGATCAAAATCGCCATGATAGTTATCAAGAGTGCAGATGTAAGTACCTTTTAACTCACCAAAGTGTCTTGTACGTACTTCCCATTCCATTGGTGCAACAAATTGCTTCTGAATTACAGTAAAATCATAATCCATACAGTTCCAAAACTGTAGGTTATAGATGTCCATATCAGGATCTGGTTTCTCTGGTCGTGATAAAAATGCTGAGATCGGCAGTTTATCAAACATTGCACCATATTCTGGTAGATAGGTTTCGAAATAAAATGCACGTCCTTGAATAGACTTAGCACATACCCAAATACCTTCTACATATTCCCCATACCCATCTTTAAGATCCCGAAGATATTCCTTTCTAACCCATACCTTTTTAGTTGGTAGGTTTGCAATTAATTTTGCCATTCTTTAAAAAATTGTGATACTTCATAACCGTCTAATTCTGATTTGTAATCCGAATCTTCTCCCAAATAAAAATAATCATATCCAAGTTTTTTATATATTGCACATTCATTTTTGAGAGATTTCTTACCAATGTATAATTTGGGGTTCTCATAATCCCAGGCAAACTGATCGGCAAAAACAGAATTCACACTATCAAAACGATAAACTAATGAAAATGCCACAAGTTTATCAGCATCATAATATCCAACAATATCACTATTGTTTTGTTCGAACTCTTCACGAAAGATTGGTATGACACTATCAAACTCTTTGTACTCACAATACTTACGATAGATCTCAAAGCATTCCATATAAAAAGAACTATCAAGAAGTCTATAGTTAGAAACTTCCTGATAGTTTGTATCTTTTAATTTAATTCTACAAAACATTACTGCACTTACTAACGCAGTTATTTACCCCTTACCTTGTCCACGGTATATTTTCTTAGCACTATTGCGAGACGACGCGGCGTACTTAGTTCCTTTACCATTCCCTTGACGAGTTTTCTTCGGAGGACCAGGAGACCAATTATCTCTCACAAGTCCACCAGTTGCTTTAGCCATTGTTAATTCCTCTCTGTTCGTTGTAAATTGTTGTCTTAATATCGGAAGGATTTGGAGAACCCGTCTGATAAAACTCTATCGACAGATTCTCCATAAGATCCATATACTCATATACACCTAAGTTTGAATAAACTTTCTTTCCTTTGATAGAAATTGTGTACTGATCGTTAGACATCAAAGAATCCTTGTCTTCTCGTGACCAACTCTGACGCGAGGATCGCACCAAATCTCAAATCCTGCTTCCTTTGCATCTAAACAGAAACTCACATCTTCTCCACACATATCTTGTACTTCACCTGATTCAAAGACTTGCATCTTTGGTGCAAACCAAGGATACTTAATCTCTTCATGCTCAAAAACACCATTCTTGATTAACAACCATCCAAAACCTACGTAGTCAACAGTGAAAGGTTTCTTACGCTTTGACATCGTTTCAAGAGTTTCGTGATTCATCACTCCACCATTATTACGGAAATCATCTTCATCCATCCAATGTGCAACAGAAGAAGTCTGTCCATCTTCAGTACAATACCACCCAGAAGCAAGGTTTTGATCCATCAATACTAACTGATAGAACTTCTCAGTGTTAAACACAATGTCACTATCAATCCATAACTGATAGTCATACTTCAACTTACCATCCCATGGAATTTGATCCGGTCCACGTAGTACGTTTGCTCCAAGACACTTACAACGGGCAAAGTTGACCATTGATGAATAATCTTGAGAGATCTGAATAGATGCTCCACTCTGTACAATATCAAAACAGAGTTGAACAAAACTTTTTAAAAATTGATATGATACTCCCCGTCCTGGCAAGCAAAAGACGATGGTCTTACCGCGAATCATTTCTTTCGCTTTGTTGTAATCCCATTCGGGTTCCTTGCTTACGGTGGGAGATTTTGCTTTAACAGTAAATCCTTTAGCCATTAAAATAGTGTAATTACGTCAATTAGTATACTCTATCTATAGAGTAATTGTCAAGTCAACAGTACGGTTTACCCTTCGGCATCCGTAATGATGATTCCAAGGGCGTCAACCTCAATATTCACTTCGGTTCCCTCAAACCATCCCTTCTCATCACATATCCACTGGGGAAGTGTTAAAATTTGCTCACCCGTTACCGGATCGATCTCTACAGTCGTAAAATTTTCTGCGCGATTTTTTTCCATACAAGGTATTTCAATTTTCATTTTTGTTTTATATAGAAGATTAGAGGTTTATAAAGAGCTGGCAAAAGCAAGACTTTATAGCTTAATGGTACCTTAGCGTTTTAGCCACACGCGCCCCGGCGCAACGCCCCCACAACGGGGGGCACTGCAAAATCACGAACGCACCTGCTGATTTACGAACGATCAGACCAGGCGGCGTCCGTGCTTGCGGATCTCTGATGTGGTGAGGGTGGCACCGATCCTAGGATCTTTAGCGTTGCCGCTGCGCTTGCCTTCGTATTGCTTGGAGACCTTAGGCAGAAGCAGACTCAGAACGGTGTCTGAATCCATCACCCAAATCTCTGCAACGTTGGACCCCTCATAGCG